ATCGCCGGGGACGCGCTGGAGGTGGCGAAGTCGGACCTGCAGCGCATGAAGGGGCGCGAGGGGAAGCTCCGCGTGATCGGCGGCGAGCACGGGGCGGTCGACGCGAAGTGGCTCGAACTGCGCCGGGCGATCCTCGGCGTGGAGATGAAGTCGATCGTCGACGAGGCGCGCCGTGCGATCTGGCGCACGTTCGGGATCATGCCGATCGAGGCCGGCGTGACCGACAACACGCCGCGCGCGGTGGGCGAGGTGATGGCCGAAATGTCGAACTCGCACCTCTTGCGGCCGATCCTCGAACTGCTCGCGGGCAAGGTGAACGCGCGCCTGCTGCCGAGGGTCGTAGCGCCGCGGTTCGCCAAGCTCCTGCGGTTCGAGTTCGACTTCGACCAGAAGCTGAAGCCGGACGAGGCCGCCAAGCAGCGCGACTCCAAGCTCGGCGCGGTCAAGGTCGGCGCCATGACCCTGAACGAGTGGCGCGCGTCCGAGCGCCTGCCGCTCTACGGCGCCGAGGGCGACGTCCCGATGATCTTCGGCTCCGACGGCACGCTCCGGCGGCTGGTCGACGCGGTCGTGGAGCCGGTCAAGGCCGAGGTGCCGCCAGCCGAAGGGTCGGGCGAGGCCGGCGGCGGGAACGGTGGGCCGGGCGACGTCGAGGACGAGCCGGACCCCGAACCGCCGAAGGGCGGCAAGGGGAAGGGCGACGGTGGCGGGGTCAAGGACACCGACGGCGAGACGGGCGAGGACGGCGAGGCCGCGGCGCCCGGCAAGAGGTCGAGCCGGGCCGAGGCGCACGTCCACGGGCTCGGTTGCCGACACGACCACGCGCCCGACGTCCGGACGTGGCCGAACCCGGAGAACGACCTGCCGAGCGACTGGCAACCCGAGGGCCGGTTCAAGGGGCTGCGGACGATCGACCTTCCCGAAGCCGCGCGCCAGATCGTAGCCTACCGGGACGCGGTGCTCCCGCGCTACCGGGACGCCTCCGCTGCGATCGCCGAGGCGGTCGCCCGCCACCACGAGCCGGGCAGCGAGGCGCGCGACGACGCCGATGCCTCCCGCAAGGCGGTGGACGGCGCGCTCGCCAAGCTGCGGTCGACGTGGTCCGCGTCGACCGAGTCGATCTACGTCGATGCGGCGAAGGCCGGACGGACGGCCGCCGCGACGTGGACGGAGGGCTCGTCGCCCGACCTCGCCGCCGCCGCTGTGGCCGGGCGGGAGTACCACGAGAAGGCGGTCGGCTACCTGACCGCGCAGGGCGGGCTCCTCGAAACGATGGGCGCGCTCGCCGAGATCGCAATCGCCCGGCTCGACGGCGCCGCCATGCCGGCGCGCTCGGCGATCGCCCGCGCCGAGGGCGAGGCCGAGTCGTCCCTGTTCGACGACCTGCTCGCCTCCATCGGAACCGCCATCGGGGCCGAACTGCTCGCGTCGCTCGTGTCCGCCCTCACCGCCTCGAAGAAGCCGACCAGCGCCGCCGCCATGCTCGCGGCGCTCGGGCCGGCCAGCACGAAGGCCGAGGCCGAGGCCGCGCTTGCCGCCGTGCTCGGCGCGCAGGCCAATCGGATCGACAACTGGTCGGGCAAGGTGGTCGACCTGACCACGAAGCAGGCGTCGGCGCAGGCAACCGAGGACGCCAACCGGCGCAACGCCGACCCGAACCGGAACCCGGAGGACCCGGCCGAGTCGTGGTTCATCGAGAACGTGGACGCCGGCGGCCGTGACGAGTGCGACGAGTGCTTAGACGAGTCGCGCAAGGGGTTCGTCGCGGTTGCGTCGGTGACGTCGTGGCCGGGCGAGCGCGTTTGCGAGGGCCGGTGCCGTTGCGTGGCCGTCTGGCACACGGCGGCCGAGGTCGCGGCCGGGACCGCCGTGTCGCTCGCCGCCAACGGCAGGGCCGGCGACGCCGCGCCGAACACGCGGGCGGACAAGTATGCCGACATCGACTTCTCGCCGCCGGCCGGCGTTCGAGCCGAGTGCCGCAAGGGCGTGGACTGGTACGAGGCCGGCGAGGGCGGCGACGGGCTGAAGCCTGAGACGGTTCGCTGGGCGCGCAAGTTGCGCGACGGCGACGACATCACGCCCGCGAAGGCCCGCAAGATGCGGGCGTGGCTCGCTCGCCACGAGGTCGACAAGGACGGAACCGGGTTCTCGCCGGGCGAGGACGGATACCCGTCGCCCGGCCGTGTGGCGTGGGCGTTGTGGGGCGGCGACCCCGCGGTCGGCTGGTCCTCGAAGCTCGTCGACCGAATGGACGCGGCCGACGACGGAGGGGCCGAATAGCCGCCGGGCTTGCGCCGCAGCGCCTCCGCTGCTACCCTTCGGGAAACCAGCGGAACGACCGCCCATCGAGGCGCCCGCGAACCACCAGACCGGCAACGGTCAGGAGTCGCCATGTCGCTTTCCCTCGCATCCGTCGCCGCGCCCGACCTCACGCAGCCGGCCGAGATCGTCGACGGGCGCCGCACCTACCTCGTGCGCGCTCGTGTCCCGTTCGCGTTCTCCGCGCTCCTGACCGACGCTCGGGTCGAGGCCGCGGTCCGCGCGCCGCTGCCGACGATCGACGACGAGGGCGAGGGGCCGACCGACCCGACGAACCCCGGCGAGCAGAAGATCGTGACGAAGGCCGACGGCGAGGGCATGGCCGCCGAGGAGGACGACACCGATCCCGCGACCGGCGAGGGCGGCGAGATGATGCTGTACGGCGTCGCGTCCTCGACCGGCGTCGACACCTACGGCACCGAAATGTCGAAGCGCGCGCTCGACGGCATGGCCGAGCAGTTCTCGTCCGGCGAGGTCTGCTACCTGCCCGCGCACCCGTCGTGGAGCGGCAACGGCGGCGAGTGGGACTCCGTGATCGGCTACGTCACGAAGGGCGAGGTCGTGTCGTCCGCGGTCGAGAACGCGGCTGCTGCCACCGAGCCCGGCTTCGCCCTGCGCGTCGCGGTCGCCCTCGACGCCGACGCGCCGATGGCCGAGCGGCTGGCGAAGATGATCGGCCGCAAGAAGAAGGTCGGCCAGTCGATCGGAGGCTGGTTCACCGAGCTTCGGTACATCTACGCCGCCGACGCCGGCGAGTGGGACCCTCCGGAGCGCGTGATCATCGAGGGCGTGGAACTCGACCACCTTGCCGCCACGCGCCGCCCGTCGAACGGGGACTCGTGGATCGACGGGATGCGCTCTGCGATCTCCGCGTCGCACGACTCCGCGGTGGCCCGCGCCAAGGCCGCCGCGCCGAAGGTCGTCGCCGCCGAGGTCGAGCCGACCCCTGAACCCGTCGCGGCCGAGCCCGCTGACGAACGAAACAATGCCGTACCCCTTGACACCGAGAACGCGCCGCGTCACGATTCGGATGACGACGCGGGAAGCGAAGGCCAGCGAGCCTCTCCCGGTGCCACGGACGGCGACGTGCCTTCCACCAACACCGAGGAACTCAACATGACCCCCGAAGCTCTCCGCGCCCTCCTGACCGAGTCGCTCGCCCCCATCGCCGCCCGTCTCGACGCCGTCGAGGCCCGGACCGCCGTCGCCACGCCTCCGGGCGCCCGCGTCGCCGACCCGGTTGCCTCCCCGGTCGCCGATCCCAACGCCACCGAGGTCGCCGCGCTCCGCGCCCGCCTCGCGGCCTCCGAGGCCCGGACCGCCGAGCGGTACTTCGGCCGCAAGGGCCACGCTGGCGCCGGCTCCTTCGACCGCGCCGTGATCGAGGGCGTCGCCGAGCAGGTGGTCGAGCAGGCTCCCGCCCTCGCCGCCGTGGTCCGCTCCAAGGGCTTCGTCGACCGTCGGTCGGTGTCGCACTACGGCGCCACCATCGAGGAGCAGGTGTCGATGCGCGCTGCGCTCGAATCCGACCTGCACGCGCTGATCAACAGCGCCGTCGACGAGGGCGTGATCCGCGAGCCCGACTCCGACGTCGGCTCGTGGTCCTGATCCAAACCAACTTCCACACTTCAGGAGCCTGCCATGTCCCTCGATCAAATCTGGGCCGATCTCGACCCCCGCCGTCGCGCCGCCCTTCAGCGCACCCTCAACTCGTCCGGCGCCGGCTCCGTCCTGCTCCAGCCGAACGTCAACAAGATCGTCCAGCAGCTTTCGCTTCGGATGCTCGGCGTCCAGTCCACGCTCGACCGCAAGCCGGGCAGCGGACAGGCCGCGCTGATCAACCGTCGCACGCCCGGCACGACCGGCGGCGCTTGGGTCGCTGACACCGACTCGGGGACGGAGGAGACGGGCACCTACGCACAGGCGACCTTCACCTACCGCACCCTGCTCACCAAGGGCACCGTCACCCGCAAGCTGCAGGCCACCGGCCGCACCTACGGCGACGTGCTCGCGACCGAGATGGTGAACAAGGCCGAGGACTTCGCGAACCTCCTCGAAAGCGCGCTCCTGATCGGCGACAACGCGGCGAGCGCGAACCAGATCAGCGGCCTGCTGACCCTGATCAACGCCGTCGCCGGGCAGGTCGTCGCGAACAGCACGCTCTCGGCGGGCTCCGCGCTCGTCCTGAGCAAGCTCGACGAGGCGATCGACGTGGTGCGCGGCGCGGGCAACCGTTCCGACCTCCGCATCTACGGCTCGCAGGCCGGGCTTCGGAAGCTGAACGCGGCCCTGCAGGCGCAGCAGCAGTTCGTCAACATGACCGAGATCGCCGGCGGCTTCCGCGTGAAGACCTACGACGGCATCCCGCTCGTGCCGACGACCTCGATGCCCGACAACCTGACGTGGAGCGGCTCCAGCCAGACCGCGTTCTCGGGCGGCACCACGACCTCGCTCGTGATCGTGAACACCCGGTACTGCTGGATCGAGGAACTCACCCCGATGTCGGTGCTCCCGCTCGCCAAGACCACGAGCCAGAACGACGCCTTCGAAATGTTCGTCGATCTGGCCTTGGTTTTGGCAAACTCCAAGGGAGCTTCCATCTTGGGCGGTATCTCGGTCTAAACCGCGCCGAACCGCTCGACGTTCGACAGTGGCCGGTATACAACCTCTCTCGGAGGTTCGTATGCCGGCCACTCGCTCGTTGGAGGAACGGTTCTGGTCGAAGGTCAACAAGGACGGGCCGATCCCGACCGGCCACCCCGAATACGACGGGCTCGGACCGTGCTGGACGTTCAATGGCGGGACGGGGAACTCGTCGATCGCGCTGCCGATGGCGCACAAGCGCGGCCCCGACGAGCCGAAACGTCAACTCGCGTGGCGTTACCTATGGGAGTCGATTCACGGGCCGATCCCGACCGGGCTGGTGATCCGGCACAAGTGCGACGGTGGAAAGCCGCCCGTCCTCTGCGTCAACCCCGATCACCTCGAACTCGGAACGCAGGCGGACAACTGTGACGACCGGTATCGCCGCCGGACGGCGCCGAACCGTCCGATCCTTTCGTCGATGGCCGAGGCGATGATCGAGCTTCACGCGCTCGGCGCGCCGGTCGAAACCATCGCCAAAGCCGCCAACGTCGAGCCCGCTGCGGTCAACCATGCGATCTACTCCGGCCGCTCCGGCGTCGCGCCGAAGGCCGTCCGCCGTGTGCCGCCGATCACGCCGGAGCAACTCGCCGACGTGGACGCCCGCCTCATGGCCGGGGCGACGCTCCGTCAGGCGTCGATCGCGACCGGGATCAACTACACGCGCCTCGCGCGCGCCCTCGCGGCCCGCGGGACGCCCTACACCCGGAGGCCGTTTCTAAACGATCAGGAGCTTCTCGTCGCCCACGCGATGGCCGCCGAGGGGAAGTCCACGAACGCGATCGCGGTCGCGCTCGGGAAGTCGTGGCCGCAGGTCCGAAAGACCCTCGCCGAACACGGGATCGGGCCGATCTTCACCCCGACCTAAGCCCTCGGGCCGGTCGGAAGGAAGGGGCTCGGCGGGCGACCGTCGAGCCCCTTCGGCGTTTTGGCTACGCCGGCATGACGTTGACGCGGGCGTAGGTCAGTTCGTTGCCGACCTCGTCGGCCTTCCACCCGCTGCCCGCGCCGCGCGAGACGGGGACGGCGCGGAGGCGGATCACCTTGACGCGGTCGGCGGCGGTGGCACTGGTCCCGCGACCGGCGCGCCAGCTACCGACGTCGCTTCCGATCGCGAGCACCCGGTAGGTGCCGGGGCGGTTGCGAATCCCGACCGTGTCGCCGACCGCGAAGGCGGCGCGGAACGCGACGACGGCGGCGACTTGGATCTTGATCTCGGCGAGGCGGGCGGCGAAGGTCGGGGTGGTCATCTTGTTCTCCGTGCGGGCTTGTTGTTCCTCCCCGCCCCATTCACCTATCCGGCTATCGGTTACGCGGTAGGGTGACGGGTGAAGAAACACGAAAAAAGTTTCGACGGCGGGCTACGCTCGGCCGATGCACGCTGAGCCCCTGCACTTCGTTCGCCACGCCTTCGGCTGGTTCGACTCCCGCGGCGAGGCCGTGATCCGCGTCCTCGAAATCGGGTCGCAGGACATCAACGGCTCGCCTCGGTCGGCGTCGCCCGGCACGGTCGCCAAGTGGATCGGGGTCGACGTGTTCGACCGGCCCGGCGCCGATTGGGTCGGGCTCGCCCACGAGTTCCCGGCGAAGGGCTGGGACGGCGAGCCGTTCGACGCGCTGGTGTCGTGCGAGTGCTTCGAGCACGATCCGTTCTGGCGCGAATCCCTCACCGCCTGCGTTCCGCTCCTGCGGCCCGGCGGGCTGATCGCGATCACGGTGGCGACCGGCGACCGACCGCCGCACGGGCAGGAGGCGGACACGCCGACGCCGGGGCACTACGCGAACGTGAGCAAGGCCGAACTCGTCGCCCACCTCGCCGCCCTCGGTTGCGTGGAGATCGCAGCGCAGGTCGAGCGGCAGAATCAGGACCTCTACGCTCGCGCCGTTCGCGGGGGCTGAGCCGTGCTCGACCTCGTCCCTCGCCGCCCGCGCTTCGAAGGCCCGGTCGTCGTGTTCGTGGTCGCCGCCCTGACGGTCTACGCTCTCGGGTTCTGGCTCGCGTGGTCCGGTTTCGCGGCGCAGGAGCTTCTCGGCGACGAGGCCGCGGTCGAGGACACCGGGTTCGGCTGCTGACCGGGGCGGCCGTTACCCCGTCGGCATGGCTACCCCGATCGAGTTCCCCTGCCCTCGCTGTGGCGCCCGCGAGGGCGAACCGTGCTGGACGCTGACCGACGGCGCGATGCGGACGACGCCGCACGACGCCCGGCGGCGCAAGGCCGGCGAGCGCGTCGAGCGTCCCGAGCAGACCCGGAAGCAGGTCGACGCGCGGGAGGACGGGGCGCGGCACTTCATGGTCGCAGGCGCGCTGTCGAACCTTCGAGGCGTCATCGCGTGTCGGTGGGTCGACGGGTTCGACGAGGACGACCGGCGTGACCTCGTCACCGCGGTCGAGGCGCTTTCCCGGATCGACCAGCGGCGACGTGAGCGAAGGTTGATCCGCCAGAGCAACCGGCGGTTCAGGAAGGAGCAGGCGGTGGCGGCCGACCACGACGACCTGAACAGGTAGCCGGCCGCCGTGCTACGCTTCGGGCGAGAGGTAGTCCCATGCCCGAAGCCCAGCCGTCCGCAGCCGAGATCGTGAAGTCGTGGCCCACCGCGCCCGCGTGGAACCATGCCGTCGTCCACCCGACCGTCTCGCCCGACGACACCCATTCGATCGCGGTGCCCTGCTACGACGAGTGCGTCGATTCCGTCGTCGCCATCCTCCCCGACGGCTCGCGCCGCCACGTCGCGTTCGTGCGCGAGGAGACGACCCGCACGTTCCTCTGGCGGCGAGGGTGGGTCGACCAGACCGAGGCGTTCAAGGCCCTGCTCGACGCCGAGGCTGCACGGGTCGAGGACGCGGCGAAGGCCGACGGCACCAACGCCGTGCTCGACGACGCGCTCCTGCTTGCGATCCGCGGCTCCGACGCTCCGCGCGGCGTCACGTCCCTGTTCCTGACCCGCGCGACGAAGCTCGGCGCGGCCGTGGTCGACGCGCGCCTCGCGGCCCTCGCCGCCGACGGTCGGATCGAGAAGGTCGGCGAGGGCGGCCCGGTCGTCCTGTTCCGCGAGCCGAAGCGCGCGGCGTGACCGGGTAGGCAACTGGCGGCGGCCCGCCGTGCTACGCTCCGGGCATGGCAAGCCAGTTCACCACCTCCGCGCGGGTCAAGGCGCACCTTTCGATCCCTGCCGGCGTCACCCAGCACGACGCCCGAATCGGGTACGCGGTCGACTCGGTCGACTCGATCCTCCTGCCGCTGCTCGGGCTCGATCCGATCTCAGGGTCGGTCACGCAACAGTGGTATTCGGACTATGTCGACGTCGGCGAGCCCAACGAGGACCGGGTGGCGCTCTCGCACTACCCGGTCGTAGCCGGCTCGGTTGCCGGCGTCACGAACGACGGAACGCTGCTCGGCGCAACCGAGTGGTACTCGCGCGACAAGGTCGGCGAGATCGTGCTGACCGGCGACGGCGCGTTCTTCGCCGAGGGGAAGCGGAAGGTCGTCGTGACGTATCAGGCCGGGTACGCCAGCGTTCCGGGGGCGCTGTCCCTCGCCGGGGACGCGATCGGTGCGTGGGTGTTCAACCAGCTACCGAAGGGCGGGTTCGAGTCGGAGAAGGTCGGCGAGTACGCCTACACGGCGAAGGGCTCCGCGTCGGCGAGCGACGGCGACCTGCCGCCGTTGATCCGTCGGCTGATCGCCGGCTACCGCCGGACGGGCACGCGGTAGTCGTTACCCGGCGGGGGAGGTGACAATGAACGTTCTCGTCCTCGGTGGCTCAGGCCGGCTCGGGCGTCGGTTGGTTCCCGCGCTGCACGCGGCCGGGCACACCGTCGCCGCGCCGACCCGAACCGAGTGCGACGTAGCCGAGCCCGGCGACGTCGGCCGCCAGTTTCGCCGAGGGCGGCGCGGACCCGCGATCGACCTCGTCGTGTGCCTCGCCGCTTACGCCGACGTGGTTGGCTGCGACTCGAACCCGGCGAAGGCGAAGGCCGGCAACATCGACACGGTGAGGACCGTCGGGACCGCTTGCGCCGACAGGTCGGTGCCGTGGCTCTGGACGTCCACCGACTACGTCGTCGCGGGCGGCCCGACGCCGGCCGAGCCGGTGCAGGACGTGCTCGCGTTCGGGCGGCTTCGGATGAACAACGCGGGCCGCTACGCCGAGACGAAGCTCGAAGGCGAGGACGTCGCGCTCGCCCACTGCGCGACGGTCTGCCGGATCGCATTCTGCGACCCTGACGACGCGGCGAAGTGGGGGTGGGTCGACGGCTACAACCTCGCGTCTCGGGAGTGGGTCGAGCGGACGGCCGCGCGCCTCGTCCTTGCGGTCGCACTTGCCGCCGAGCGGTGGAACGCCGGGCGGATCGTCCACGTCGGCCCGGTTGCGGGCCTCGATGCCGGACCGCTCGGCCCGTGGCGCACGCGGGAGCAACTCGTTCGCCAGCGGTTCGGGAACACGCACCCGTCGCTCGTCCGGGTCGTCAGGTCGCCGGCCGAGCGTCGGTTTGTCGGCGGCGGCAACGGGCCGGGCGATACCCGGTTCGCCCGCTGCGACCCGCGGCTCGCGCTGGACCCCGAATGATCGTCCACGTCCTGCGGCGCGAGGGCGCACCCGACGATGTTCGGATGTCCAACCTCGCGGCGCCGGAGGAGGCGCCGGTCGCCCGCTGGATCGACGGCGGCTGGGAGGTCGAGGCCCGGATGCAGACCACGGTCGACGCGCTCGCCCGCCGGTTCAGGTTCGTGCGGGTCGGCGAGCGGTGGGAGGACGACCCGAGGCCGCGCGATCCGATGCCGTGGGAACTCCCGACGGCGGGCGACGCGAGCGGCGACGAGTCGGCGCCCTGCGGCTTGGGTCCGTCGCCGTTCGACGACTACCTCCGCTGGCGGAAGCTCCGGGGCGACCCCGAGCCGGCCAACTCGATCACGGTGATCGACGCGCTCGACCTCGTGCGCCGCCGCGTGACGGTCTGCGCCGAGGCCGCGAGGGTCGCGAGGGCGACGGCCGCGGTCGAGCCGTGCGACGACGTGACGATCGTCCTCGCGTGCCACGGGTGGGGCGTCCCCGAGCAGGCCGCCGCGGAGCGCGCCCTCGACGTCGTGGCGGCGTTGGGGCCGGCGGCCCGGCTCTCGGTCGTCCAGAACCGCGAGGACAGTCCGGACGGCCCCGCCGCGCTCGCGTGGGGCGTCGACCGGGCCGGCCCGCGCCTGCGGTTGCAGGTCGTCGGGAACGACGGGTTCGGCGCGGCGTGCAACGTCGGGGCGCGGGTGGCCCGCACCCGGTTCCTGCTGTTCACCCAGCCCGACGCATGGTTCGGCGCTGACGCGATCCGGCTCGCCGTCGGCCTGTCGCTCGCTCTCGCCGCCGAGCCGTCCGGGGGCGGGCGCCCGGCGGTCGTCGGCCCGTCCGGCGGCTACGTCCCGTCGTGGGCGCCCGTGTTCACCGAGGAGGGCCGGAACGTCGAGCGGTTCGGCGACCCCGTCCCGGTCGAGTGGGTCGGCGGCTACTGGATGCTCGCCGAGCGCGCCGCGTGGCGCGAGGTCGGCGGGATGTGGAATCGGTCGTTCCTCTACTGCGAGGAGCCCGACGTGTGCCTCCGGCTCGCCGCCGAGGGGGCGAGGTCGTTCGTGTGGGGCGACCTGCCGGTGAACCACCAACGGGGGGGCACGATCAAGCGCCGGATGCTCCCGTCGCAGGTCGGCGAGATTCACGACGACGCACGGCGCGAGTTCAGCCGGCGGTGGGGCGGCCGGCGCGATCTCGGCCAGCCGAAGCGGTAGCCTCGCGGACGGCGGCGCACACGCGGATCGACAGCTTCGACAGGCCGTCGGACGAGAGCCGGGCGAACCGGGTTCCCTCCGGGTCGCGCCGCTTCCGGTCACGGTCCTCGGCCCGCTCGTCCTCCGTGTTCGACAGGGTCGAGAGCCCGTCGACCACGAGGTCGGCGTCGGCGAGGTCGAACGCGAGCGCGTTCTTGCCGCCGAGCCGGAACGCGACGCAGACCGCCTCGATCTCGGGGGCGTCCTCGGCCCACGACTCCTCGGCGTGAATCTCCAACGACGACGCGGCCCAGCCGGCGCAGCGGACGCGGATCACGCTGCCATCCGGGCGCAGGCCGCGCGCCGGTCGGCTCGAATCCACGCGAGGACCATCGCGTTCCGCTTGGCTTGCCACGCGGCGTAGCCGAGCCGGCTGAGGGCGTGCGAGTGGGCTTCGAGGCGCAGGCCGCGCCGGATGCGGGTCGAGAGGTCGCACGACCGGCGATCCTCGTTCAGCGCCCACACGCCGGTCACGGGCTCGACGTAGCCGCCGATCGCGGCGAGGTCTTTCACGGTCGCCGGCTCGAAGCCAAGGCGGGAGAGGTCGCCGTTGATCTCGCGCTGGCCGAGGCCGGGCGTCAGCGAGATCAGGGTGCGGAGCGCGTCGCGGGCGGTCACGCGCGCACCGCGAGGAGGCCGCAGACGTGATCGAGGCAGTCGAAGGCGTCGACCTCGCCGATATGGCCGTTGTTGCCGGCCCCGATGATGACGGCGGCAAGAAACCGGAGCGCGCCGCGCGTGGTCGCTCCGTCCAGAAGGCGCGCGACCTCCGACGCCGCGTTGCCCGCCGTGACGAACGTGTCGGCGTACCGCTGGCCGCCGAGGAGGTCGTGGGCGGGGAGGAGGTTGTGGGCGTTGGCGGCGGTCAGGGTCATCTTGTTCTCCTTGTTGGCGCGGGTTCCTTCCCGCCCCATCATCATAACCGGGTAACGGTTACCGGCGAGCACTTTCTTTCGCCCCGTGCTAAAAAAGTTCATGCCCACCACGATCGGCGTCGTTCTTGCCGGGGGAACCGGCTCTCGCCTGCTCCCGCTCACCCGGACGATCAACAAGCACCTTCTGCCCGTCAACGGCCAGCCGATGCTTCACTGGCCGATCCGAACGCTCGCGCTCGCCGGGATCGAGCGGATCGTCGTCGTCCTCGGCGGCAAGAGCGCGGGCGAGGTCGTCGAGCACTTCGGCTCCGAGTACGTCGTCGAGGGGCGGACCGTCCGGCTCGCCTACGTCTACCAGCGGGAGGCCGGCGGCATCGGGCAGGCGCTTGCCGTCGCCTTGCCGCTCGTCGAGGAACTCGGCGCGACCCGCGTCCGCGTGATCCTCGGCGACAACGTGTTCCCCGTCGGGGCTGCAGGAGGCCAACCGGCCTTCGACTCCCGGTTCGCGTCGGTCGTCGGAGTTGACGTGCCGGACGCAGAGGCGAAGTATGGCTGCGTCGACGTGTCGGCCGACCGGCGCGATGGCGTCGGCCGCGCGTTCGGGATGCCGATCGAGAAGCCGGGAACGAGCCCGCCAGCGGGCCGCCGGTGGCTCGCGCTGTCCGGCGTCTACGACTTCCCGATGTCACTCGGGCAGGGTCGGCTCGCGGACGTCGTCGCGACACTGGCGAAGTCGGCGCGCGGCGAGGTCGAGGTCACGTTCCTGCTCGAACGCTTCTGGCACTACGGGCTGCTCGACGTCGAGGAGCATGTCGGCTCGTGGATCGACGCCGGCGAGCCCGACGGCTACCGCACGGCGAACGACCCCGCCTTCTGGCCGCCGGGCGTTACCGAGCGGGCATGACCACCGAACCGAAACAGATCGTCGTCGTCACCGGGGCCTGCGGGTTCCTCGGCTTGCACGTCTGCCGCCGCCTCGCCGCCGAGGGCGTCCAGATCGTAGCGTTCGACCTCGACACCTACGCCGCCGTCAACATGCCGGAGGTCGTCGGGATGCTGTCGGACGTGGTGTTCCACCACGCCGACGTCGCGAGTCCGAGGGCATGGCGCGACCTCGATCGGCGGCTCAGCTTTCTCGGGTTCGGGCAACCGGTCGCGGTGCTCCACCTTGCCGCCGAAACGCACGTCGACCGGTCGCTCGGCCGCGTCCCGACCACCCTCGCCGTCGAGGGGGACGACGGGATCGACGACGCCCTCGACCGCTTCTGGCGGACGAACGCGATCGGCACCGCTCGGGTCGCCCGATGGTGCGCCGCGAACGCCGTCCGGCTGATCCACGTTTCGACCGACGAGGTGCTCGGCGACCGTTGGGTGTCGGTGATCAACGGGGGCGGCCGGATCGCCCACGAGATCGACATCGCCGATGTGAACTCGCCCGCCTACCCGCCCGGCTCGCCCTACGCCGCGTCGAAGATCGCCGCCGAGGCCGCCGTGCTCGCCGAGGTCCGGTGCGCCGGGCTCGACGCCGTGATTGTCCGCCCCACGAACCTCTACGGGCCGGGGCAGGCCCCCGACAAGCTGATCCCGGTCGCCGTCCGGAAGCTCTGCTCGAACGAACTCGTCCCGCTGTACGGCGACGGAAAGCAGATTCGGGAGTGGGTCCACGTCGAGGACGTCGCCCGGCTGCTCGTTCACCTCGCGCTCGAAGCGACCGACGTGTCGCTCCTGCCGACGTCGGCGAAGTGCGGGATCGTCCACGCCGGCTCCGCCCAGCGGGGCTCGAACCGGCTCGTCGTCGGCACGCTGGCGACGAGGTGTGAGGAGCGGGGCCTGCGCCATCCGGGAACCGACCGGACGACGTTCGTGCGGGACAGGCCCGGCCATGACTTCGCCTACGGGCTCGACTCGTCGTTGACGCTGGCCGAGTGCGGGTGGAAGGCGGCTCGGGCGTTCCTGTCCGAGCGCGACCTCGACGAACTGATCGACGCCTACGGGGGGACCGGATGAACGTCTGCCTGATCGCACCGCCGAACAAGTCGATGGCGGACCCGAGGATCGCGCCGCCGCTGGGCCTGCTCTACCTCGCCGCCGCGCAGCGGAACGCGGGGCTCGGGACGCCGGCCGTCGTCGACCTGAACGTGTCCTGCTACCCGGCCGGCCCGGAGGGCTCGAAGGACCATCCGGGCGGCAACACGCACGACTTCTCGCTCGACCGGATGCTCGCCGAGGTTCCGACCGGCTGCGACGTCTACGGGCTGTCGCTTGCCTCCATGCAACTCGCCTCCGGCTTGCCGCTGGTTCGCGCGCTCCGGCTTCGCGAGCCCGGCGCGGTGTTCGTCGCCGGTGGCGCGCACGCCTCGGCGATGCCCGCCGACCTTGCCGCCGACTTCGACGTGGTGGTTCGATACGAGGGCGAGGCCGCGTGGGTTGCCTTGATCTGGCAACTCGTCGCGAACGGCGGCCGGGCCGGCTTGTTCCGCGACGGGCTCGCGTTCCCGGCCGAGCGCGTCCACCACGGAGGAGCAACGATCGAGCGCGGGTTCGCCGTGACGCGCGCCGTCGTGATCGACGGGACGCAGATCGACCCGCTCGACGACGCGCCGATCCCGGCCCGCGACCTACTCGACTTCTCGCGGTACACGCGACGGATCGCGGGCAAGGCCGCCACGAACCTGATCACGAGCCGCGGGTGCCCGGCTCGCTGCACCTACTGCCAGCAGGTCGACCTGTGGGGCGAGGGCCTCCGGCTGATGTCGCCCGCTCGCGTGCTCGCCGAGGTCGATGCGATCCGCGAGACGACCGGGATCGAGAACATCCTGTTCCTCGACGACTCGCTGACCGCGTGTTCGACCGCCCGGATGTCCGAACTGTGCGCCGGCCTGAAGGCACGGGGCGTCCAGTGGCGAGGGTGGACGAGGGCGAACCTGATCGCCCGCCCCGACCGGCTCCCGATGCTCCGCGAAATGCACGACGCCGGGTTCGTGTCGTGCTGCGTCGGGGTCGAGTCCGGCTCCGACCGGCTCCTGAAGGCGATCGCCAAGCAAACGACGGTCGAGCAGAACCGTGCGGCGATCCGCAACCTGAAGGCGGCGGGGATCAAGGCCCGGTGCTCGATCATGGTCGGCCTCCCCGGCGAGACGTGGGACGACGTGCAGGCGCTCGTTGACTTCGTCGCGGCCGAGCAACCGGACGACTGGATTCTGTCGACGCTCGTTCCGCTGCCCGGCACGCCGTCGTGGAACGACTCCGGGATCGAGATCGACCGGGACACGCTGGCCGCGAGCGCCTACGAGGGCGTGTTCATCGTCGGCGGCAACGAGCAGTCGGGCGGCGGGTTTTGGCGGTACAAGGACGGAACGACCGCCGCCGAGATCGACGACCGACACACCTACGTTCAAGAGGCGCTCCTGCGCCTCTGCCCCCGTGATCGCCAAGGAATCGTCGCATGATCCGCTCCCTCCTCGCCCGTTTCATCGGCAAGCTCACGCCCGGCCCGCTCGACGTCCTCGTCCTCCGGGTGCCCGGCGGCGAGGGCCGCGTGAAGACCGTCCGCGACGAACTCCGCGGCGCCGGCCTCTGGCCGAAGCTCCCGAGCGGCGCGATCGTCCTCGTCCTGCCGCCGGAGGTCGTGGTCGCCGTTGAGCCGCGGTTGAAGCCGGCCGAGGACCTCGGCTATGGCGAGACAAAGAACCGGACGGTCGACGCCGACGCCGCCGCCGAATCGAAACGTGCGATCTGCGGGGCAACCCCGTCGCGCTGACCCGTGGCCGGCAATCCCGCCGGCCTCTCGACGTGCGCCGGCCGTTATTCCCCGAATAGGGGGGTTGGCACCGACCGGCGCGCGTCGGCTTTCCCGTTACCCGACCAGCGGAGCAACGCCGATGCCGATCCACGAAGTCACCCTCGCCGACGTCTACCGCCTCGACTTCGGGAGGCGAACCGACGACGCCGCGACGTGGGCCGCCCTTTCCGGCGCGGCCCTCGGCGGTCCCGTCCTCGACGTCTGCTGCGGCGACGGCCGGGCCACGCGCGGGCTGCTCGGCGAGCGCACGGTCTACGGCGTCGACCAGAGCGCGGCGTTCGTATCGGTCGCTCGCGACGCCGGGATCAAGGCGAGCGTCGGCGGCGCCGAGCGTGTCGCGAGCCTTCGGGCGGCCGGGCCTCGGCCGGCCCTCGTCGTCTGCGCTTACTCGTCCCTGCTCCTCCTTCCGCACGCTCGGCAGGCCGAAGCGATCGAGGCGATGGCCGAGGTCGCGCTTCCGGGCGCGCTCGTTGCCGTCGAGGCGTTCGTGCCGAAGCTGACGAGCGACCGTGTCGTCGACCAGACCGTCGCGAACCCGAATGATCCGACCGACCACCGATGGGTCCGGCGCACGACCTACGAGGTCGACACGGCGTCGAGGACGACTCGGATCGCGCGCCTCTACGGGCCGGACCCTGAGAAGTGGACGATGCAGTTGAGCGAGGTCGTCTACTGGCGCGACCCGGACGAGATCGCGCTGCTGTTCCGCCGGGCGGGGCTCGTGTCGGTCGATCACTCGACGACGACCGTCCTCGTCCTCGATTCGCTCGGACGGCGAAGCGTCGTTCCCGTCGCACCGGGCATGGCCCTGACCGTGGGCCGGCGGTGAAGTTCGTCGCGTTCTCTGGCCTGCCGTTCCACCGGTGGTGCCGCGCCGCCGCCATAGCGGCGGGGGGGCGGGCGGGTCACGAGGTCGTCGAGGTCGGCCACGAGCCGCGCAACCATCACGATTGGTGGACGGGCTCGTTCAACGCGAAGGAGGCGATCCGCGCGGCCTCGGTCGGCGCCGACTACCTCCTCGCCGCCGACTACCCGTTCGCTCCGCTTCGCGTCCTGCTCCCGTCGTCGACTGAGATCGTGTCGTTGAGGCACTCGCTCGCGTCGAGGGGGAACACCTACGAGCCGGAGCAGTTCGACGCCGACCACATCGCGGCGTTCTCCGAGTTCGATGTCGGCCGGCTCGCGTCCGCGTGGGGGCGGCTTCCGAAGCGCAGGCCGATCCAGTTTGCGACGGCGGGGTGCCCGTGGGCTGCGCCCGTCCTCTCGCCCGACCGTGCCGGGGCGCGCGCCGCCCTGCTCGACCGGGTCGGCCTCCGGCACGACGACTCGCGCCCGGTGGTCGCCGTCGCGACGACGTGGAACCCGTGGACGTCGCTCGATGCTGTGCGCGAGTTGGCGGCCGACCGTGAGCGGATCGTGATCTGGCGTCCGCATTGGGCGGCGGCGTGGCGCCGACCAGGGGAACTCGACGAGGTTCGGTCGTTCGGCGCGTTCGTCGACGATCCGCTCGAACACCCGTCGGCCCTGCTGCTCGGGTCGGACGTCCTCGTCGGCGACGTTTCCGGGATCGTCCTGCTCGCGACGCTGGTACGCGGCCCGAACGACCCGACCGTGATCGGTCCGCTCGGCGGTCTGCCGGTCGTGATGATCGACCCGGACCCGTCGGCGTTGCTCGACTCCGGGCAACTCGACCCAACCGGGCCGGAGTGGGAGTTCAGAGATCGAATCGGTCCGCGGTTGCCGCCGAGGCGGGCGCCCGGCGAGGTCGTCGAAGCCGTCTCCCGCCTGCTCGCGAACGACGACGAGTGGCGAGGATCGCGCGCAGGGGTCGGCGAGGCGATGTCGGCGCCCTACACGACGCCGGACAGTCCCGAGCGGTTGATCGAGGCGTTGACGCGATAGGCTCTCGGCATGACCACCGAACTCGACTATTGGAACGCCCGCGCCACGACCTACGACGGGAACGGCTGGACGACCAGGGCGGACCTGTTGAAGTGGTCCGCCGACCACGCGGCCCGGCTGCTCCGCGAGTCGCCCGGCTTCGCCGACGCCTCGACGAAGGGTCGGACGCTGGAGGTCGGGTGCGGCACCGGGACGTTCACGGAGGCGCTTGCCGAGCGGTGGCTCGCCGTCGACGCGGTCGACCTCTCGCCCACGATGGTCGAACTTGCGAAGGCGCGGCTCGGGCGCCGGCCGGCGTTGACCGTCTCGGCCGTCGCCGACCCGTTCTCGCTACCGGACGGGAAGTTCGCCGGCGTCGTGTCTCGGATGGTCCTGCACCACGCGCCGGACTCGCCGCTGCAAACGATTGAGCGATGGCGGTCCCGCTGCGCTCCGGGGACCGCCGTCGTGATCGTCGAGGGTCCGCCGCAGTCATCGCACCACCGGCACTCTGCGTGGGGGCTCTACGTCGACGCGATGCGCGCGAAGGAGCCGGGCCGGTTCACGTTCCACTCGGCTGCGGTCGCCGACTGGCTGTTCGAGGCCGGCTGCGAGGACGTCCGAGTCGTCGAGCGGTGGACGCACGGGAACTCGCTCCGGGCGTGGCTCTCGGGCTCTGGCATCGAGGGGCCGGAGGCCGAGGCGATTCTCGACCTGCACCGACTGGCACCGGAGGGCGCGCGCCGGCTCTGTCGGATCGAGGAGGTCGGCGGCGACGTCGTGATGTCTTGGCGGCACATGGTCGCCGCCGGCTGGTAGCCTACGCCTCGAACGGGAACCCCGCGGCGGCCCACGCCTTCCGGGCGGCGATGCGGGCCGCCTCGAACGGCCGTATTTCGGCGTATTCGGCATGCCCCCAGCCGTCGCCGCGGGCGTTGATCTCGGCGCGCTTGTGCTCGTCCTCCGCGTCGGCGCGTAGGAAGGCGAGGGCGAGCGGGTGGACGGCGGCGGGGGCGGCTGCGTTCATCTTCTTCTCCGTGCGGGGCTGTTTGTTCGCTCCCCGCCCCAATCATGTAACCGACTATCGGTTACCGTAAAGGCTCACGAGCGAAGATTCCCGAAAAAAGTTCGGCGCGTCGTGCTACCGGTCGCCCATGCTGTTCGGCTCCCTGCTCCTTCTCGGCGACTCGCTCACCTTCGGCGCCCGCGCCGACGTCGGAGGCCACGCCGGCCTCGGCTACCCGGAGCACCTCGCTTCGATCCTGACCGGCTCGACCGGCGAGGAGTGGTCGCCGCTGAACCGCGGGATCAGCGGGCAGACGATCCGCCAGATCGCCGACCGTGCGCCCGGAGCGTTCCGCGAGCTTCTCGCCTACGCCGGCCCTCGCTGGGCGGTCGTGCTCGCCGGCACGAACGACGCGAAGCATCCGGGCGCGCCGCTCGACGAGTGGGAACTCCTGCTGCGGCAGGTCGTCGCGTGGGGGCGCCGGGCATCCGTCCCGCTCGCCTTGTGTACCTTCCCGCCGATCCGAGGCGAAGCGATGCCCGCCTTCGGCCCGAACGCGCAGGCGTGGGCCGACGCGGCCTCCGCGCGCGTCCGCGCCCTTGCCGCCGAACTCGACGGCAACCCGGCGCCGGTGGTGCTCGTCGAACTCGCCGACATGCCCGACTCGCTGCTCTGCGACGGCGTCCACCTCTCGCCGGTCGGCTACCGTGCGCTCGCCCTCCGGGTCGCTGACGCGCTCCGGTTCCTGCCTGCGCGCCCGTGGCCGCAGATCATCGCCGAGGCCGAGGGCTGGTTCGAGACGGCCGAGGGCTCGCGGGTTCCGCGCGCCACCGTCGCCGCCGAGGTCTGCTCGACCGACGCACCGAAGGCGAAGCGCACCCGCAAGGCGAAGGGCGGCGAGGCCGTCGGGCTGTGAGCCGTCCGCGGTCGAGGGTTCGGATCGTCGTGTTCGACGGGCTGGATTGGGAGTGGTGCTCGACGCACCGCGAGGACTGCGACGACCTGTGGAGGATCGCCGCCGACGGCTGCTCGGCCCCCCTCCGGGCGTGCGACGTGCCGGTGACGCCGACGGCGGTCGGCGCCCTGCTCGCCGGCCGGGAGGTCGACCTCGGCTGGTCGGGCGACCACTACACCTCGTCGCAGGAGTTGATCCGCACCCGCCCTTGGGTCCACGATCTCGCCCGGCAGGGGTTGACCGTCGGGCTCGTGAACGTGCCGCTGACGTGGCCCGCGTTCCCCTTGCCGCGAGGCTCGTGGGTAGTGTCGGGGTTCCCGGTCGACCCGATCGCCAAGGTCGACCCTCGCCGCCCGTGGTTCTCGCCGCGGGGGCTCGACGTGCTCGGCTACCCGATCGACGCGGTCGTCTGCGACCACGGGCCGGGCGGAACGAAGGACGTCGCCGGCCTGTCGCGTGCCGAGGTTGAGATCGAGCGATGGCTGCGCGGCTCGGCGCCGCCGGCCGACGTCGAGGTCGTCTGGTTCCGGTCGACCGACGGCGCCGGGCATCACCTGTGGGGGTCGGACGGCTACCGGCTTGCGGTCCGCGACGCGCTCGCCCTGCTGCCCCGGCTCCGCGACGGCACCGAGAACCTCGTCGTGATGTCCGACCACGGGTTCGACGCGCTGACCGCGCCTCGCTGCTCGACCTACCGCGCGACGAACCACGGGCCGCCCTCGCTGGCCGCCGGGCTGGTCGGCGGTCACGCGATGGAGGGCGTCCTCGTTGCGGCCGGGGACGACATCCACGCGCGCGGCCTGCTCCCCGAGCAACGGCTCGTCGAGGTCGCTGGCGGGCTCTACGACCTGCTCCGCTTGCCGCCGCCCGTGGGCATGATCTCGAAGGGGCCGGCGTGGGCGCAGCCGGTGTCGGGCGACGGCGACGACCTCGTCAGGCGCCGCCTGCGTGAACTCGGTTACCTCGGATAGACCATGAACCCGAACGCGAACCTGACCGTTTTCCCCGATCCGAGCGTCTACCCAAACGACGGCCCGACGGCCGCCAACCCGAAGCGCGTCGTTGAGATCGGCGAGCCGGGCCGGGCCGATGAACTCCGCGAGGCCCTGCGCGCCCTCGCCCTGATGCCGCGGGCGAAGGACCACGAGCAGCGGGTCGTGATCGTGTCCACCGAGCACCGGGCGTTCGCGGTCCTCGCCGGCGAGAACTGGCAACTCGCGGCCACCGCGCTCGCCGAGGCCGGGATCGTGGCGCTGACCGACGTCGAGGCGCGCCGCGTTGGGTTCGTGCCCGCCGGGCGCGACGAGTACCTGCGCCTCGAACGCGACGGCCTGCTCGTCGCTGACATCCGGCGCGACAGCATCCGGGCCGCCGGCGAAGGGCTGAACGGGCCGCACCGCTTCGGCCGCACCGACGACCCGTCGGTCGTGCCCGCAAAGACGCTTCGGCGCCGCGCGCGCATGGCTGCGAGGGCCGGCCGGTGACGGAGCAGCGCGAGTTCGGCGCGCCGTTCGGTTCGATCTGGAACCCCGCCAAGGCCGACCCGACCGGGTACACGCCGCCGGACCGCTCCCGCCCTGCGCTCGCCGACCTTCCGTCGGACGGCCGTCCGGCCGTGACCGTGCTCGGTACGATCCGCAACGAGCGGAAGGCGCTCGCTCGCTCCCTGTCGATCTGGCTCCAACAGGCGCGGCCGACGTGGCTCACGGTCGAATACTTGATCTGCGACGACGGCTCCGACGACGGCGTCGAGGACATGATCGAGCCGCTGATCGACGCCGGGGCTCCGATTCGCTACACCCGCTGGCGCGACGGCGGCGACCCGACCGACCGGTCCTGCACCGTGATCTTCAACGCTGCGCTTCGACTTGTCGACTCGCCGCTCGTGCTCGCGCAGTGGTTCGACCGGGTGCCCGGCTCCTTCGGCCACCTCGCCGCCCTCGTCGCGCCGCACCGCAAGCGGGCCGGGATCGTGACGTCGGCCACCTCGCGGCACATCGGCTCGTCGTCGAGCGTGACGAACATGCCGCCGGAGCAACTCGACGCGCTGCTCGGCCTCGTCTCGTGGCGCGAGCGGCCGGAGCAACTCGATCTCGTGGCCGGTCAGATCGGAGCCCACTGCGTTCCGGGACAGGCGACCGAGTCGTCGGGGCTCTGCATCGCCCGGTCGGAACTCGTCGCCCTCGGCGGCTGGGACGAGCGGTATGGGGCGCTCCGGCACGGCTACCCGAACGTCGACCTCTGGCGGCGCGTCCTCGGCTCCGGCCTCGTCGCCGTGTTCCCCGACGCGCCGACCGGGAACAACTACCACCTGAGCCACCCAGCCGGGCGGCGAGAGGGGAAGGACACGAGCTTGCTCGCCGACGTCACGCTCGCGCGGAACCCCGGCGGCTGGTCGCTGCCGGGTCCGATCTTCGACTCAGGCTTCGGCTCGGTCACGAAGATGGACGCGCGGCGGGTCGAGGCGATCCTCGCCGCCGAGTGCCTCGCCCGCTGACCGGCTAACCGTCGAGTCGCATCGCGAGATCGACCACTTTGCGGCGGGCCGAGATCGACTTCGTGCCGCGGAGCACCGCGAGCGTTTCGCGGTGTTCGTCGGTCACGACTGCCGGGGCGATCGCGGCGAAGCACCAGTCGAGCAGCGCGTTCTCGGCGGCGGCGAGGACGGCGCGCGCTTCGTTCTGCAGGGTGCAGAGGCGCTGCGCGTTCGCGGCGCGCGCGGGGTTCTCGGCCGACCACGCCGCGTAGAACGCCTTGAAGTCCTCTGGCTCGCCAGCGGCTTCGAAGTCGACGTCGAACGCCGCGTCCGACTTGTTGTATTCGGCCGTGACGGCTTCGAGCTGAGCGACGGCGACGAGGTAGGCGAGCTTGATCGGGTTCATCTTGTTCTCGGTGGTTCGGTGCGGGTTCCTCCCCGCCCAATCAGTATAGCCGGCTAACGGTTAGACGGTAGGGCTACGGGTGAAGATTCCCGAAAATAGTTCGTCGGCCCGGCTGCGCGGCGGCGGGGTAGGATGGCGGCGACGGAGCCGCCCCATGCACATCGCCGCCCTCGCCGACCGCACGATCACGATCGCGCGCCGAACCGCCTACCTGCTCGAAGCGGTCGCCGCCGCTGCGAGCCTGACCGTCGACCGCCAGCCGCCGCGAGCCTCGGCGATGCGCGTGACCGTCGCCGCCGGGACGACCGGCTCGGGCACGGTCACGATCACGGGCACCGTCGAGGGCGTGCCGGCGACGGCCGAGGTGCTCACGTTCACGGCGAACGGCGTGAAGGTCGGGAGCAAGCTGTTCACGGCGATCTCGGCGGTGGCGACCTCCGGGCTCGCGAACGAGGCGGCGATCCCGACCGTGGCGATCGAGGCGGTAGACCGGCAGGGCGCGCCGCAAGCGCAGGACGTGACGCGGGCCGCGAGCGTGCCGGCTCAACTGCGGCGCACCGCCGGCCGCTGGCCGGTCCCGGCGCCCGGCTCCGAGGCCTCGCAGTCGATCGTCTACGTCGTCGACCGATCGGACGTCTGGACGCCGCGCAAGGGCGACCGCATCACCGACGACTTCACCGCCGAGGTGTCGATCGTCGAGGAGGCGCGCGAGGCCGGCGGCAACTGGTACGGCTCGCACTGGGAGCTTCGCGCGGCTCTGGTGTGACCGGCCGCGCGGCCCGCGCCTACTCGTCGCGAACCCCGAGCAGGGCCTTCAGCGCGACGACGTCGCCGGCGTAGCCGATCGAGAAGTGGCGCGCCGTCGTGCGGACCGGGACGCCGACGCCACGGTACTTCGTCATGTGCACGTTCTCCGTCTCCATGATCTCGACCGCGCCGACCAGCGGCTGATCGAGCGGGTCGCCCTCGTTCGACGGGACGACGTCGATCGACCAGCCGCGGAGGCGGACGATGTCCGACCGGTGCGAGCCGCTCCAGTCGTCGACGTAGACGCCCTGCACGCCGAGGCCCTTCGCCTTGATCCGCGCCACGACGCGGGAGGCGATCTGGCTGAGCGAGTCGTCGACGATGTCGGTGTTCGGGGCGCTGATGGTCGGGTTCGTGGTCATCTTGTTCTCCGTGGGGTTCGCTGCGGGTTCGTTCCCGCCCCACAAGCATATCCGACTAACGGATAGACGGTAGGGCGCGGAGCGAAGATTCCCGAAAATAGTTCGCGCGTGTTAGCCTCGACGTCAGGAGGCACTCCGATGCCCGTCGACGATCCCGCCGTTCTTCCGCCCTTGCCGACCCTTCGTTCGCTGCACGACGTCCTGATCGTCGTCCCTACCTGCGGGAGCCCGGCGACGGTCGTTCCCGGCGTTCGCCGGCTCCTGAAGCATACCGACGGGCTCCGCGTTCGGCTGGTCGTCGTGGGCAACCCGGACGACGCGGCGAAGTGGTCCGAGGCGCGCGGGATGATGCTCGCGGCGGCGGCCGGCTCCGACGCCGAACTCGACCTGCTCGACCTCGGCGCGCCCGTCGGCTTCGGCGCCGCGGTCAACGCGGGGATCGCGCGCTACCGCTCCGGGTTCGGCGCGCTCCCCGCGCATACCGTCGTGATCAACGACGACGCCCACGTCTGCGCCGGCTGGCTGTCGGGCATGATCGAGGCGCTCGACCCGGTCGACGGCGTGGTCCTGACCGGCGAGCCGCCTGACGAGCGCGGCGTGCGGGCGCGACGCGACCCGACGCTCGCCGTCGGTCGGATCGGCATGGTCGGCCCGGTGTCGAACCTCGTCGCCGGCGTGGCGCAGCTACGGCTCCCCGACGACCTCCGGCGGGCGCCCTACGACGTGATCGGGGCGAACGTGCGCCAGCAGTCGGGCGGGGACGTCGAGGTGGTCGACTTCCTGTCGGGGTTCTGCGTGTTGTACCGGCGCGAGTGTCTGCTCGACCTGCTCGCCGACGACGGCAACCTGTTCGACCCCGTGTTCAAGATTGGCGGCTACGAGGACAACGACGTCTGCGTCCGCGCGGAACTCGCCGGCTGGGGCCGGGTGGTCGCCCGCTCGGTCTACGTCCACCACGACGGCCACCAGACCCTCGATCGGATCGCACCCGGCGCGAAGCGGGGCATGGCGAACCGGCGCACCTACCTCGACAAGTGGGCTGGCACGTTCCGGACGACCGGGACGAAGCTCGTCGCGCTCTACCGGGTGAAGCTCGAAACGGCGCAGGACCTCGCCTATCTGCGCGCTTCGATCTCACGCATGGGCGAACTCGGCGACGGGATCGCGATCCTGCTGAACGGCAACCCGCTCGAAATGACGGGCTCGCCCGACTTCGCGCAGATCGCGCCCTCGCTGCCTCCCGACGACCACGCGCTGCTCCGCGGGTGTTCGGGGAAGGACCGGGCCGGCGTCGCGGCCGAGTTGGCCGCGTGGGCGACGGCGGCGGCAAGGGGCGGCGACCACGCGCGCGGGACTCCGCTCGGCGTCGTCTGCGAGGTGTGGGCCGGCGAGTTCAACGAGCGCGACGAGCGGAACCACCTGATCGGAATGGGCGAGGCGCTCGGCGCCGACTGGCTGTTCTCGGTCGACCACGACGAGGTGCCGGAGGGCCGGGTCGAGCGCGCGACCGTCGAACGGCTGATGCGGGCTCCCGACCCGCTCGTCTGCTCGTGGGACGTCGCTTTCACGACGCTGTGGGACTCGCCGCGCACGCAGCGGATCGACCGGCCGTGGGGCGACGGCGGCAGCTATCAGGGCGGCATGCGCGGCTTCCGGTTGTTCCGCGCCTCGGCCTCGCCTCGCCGCCCGCGGCGAATCGCGGCCGGGAACGAGATCGGCCTCCACTGCGGCAACGTGCCGGACGCCGACCCACTCGCCAAGCGGGTGTCCTCGATCCGGATGCTCCACTTCGGGTACGTCCGCCGGTTCGACCGGGTCCGGAAGCACGCGCGCTACCAGCGGCTCGACCCGAGCCCGAATCGGATCGCGACCGGGGGCGGCTACGCGCACCTCGTCGCGGAGGAGAACATGACGCTCTCGCCGGTCGTGTCGGTGAACGCGATCGGCCTCACGATGATGCTGCACGCCGGCGAGACGGCGCACGACCTTGCGCGCCAGCTTGACCAGTACCACGGGCTCGTCGACGCGGCGGTGCTCGTCTGGACGGGCGAGTGGAACGCCGACGATCCGTCGACCGGGCCGTCCGACGACATGCAGCGGATCGCAAGCGTCTACGGCGCGACGTGGGAGCACCAGCCGCTCGACGACGACTTCGCCTCGGCTCGCAACGCGGGGCTCGACGCCCTGCGCGCGATCAAGTCGCCCGTGACCGGCTCTCCGATCGCATGGGCGCTCGTGGTCGACCCCGACGAACTGCTCGCCGACACGTTCGGCGACGTCGTCGCGCTCCGCCGGATGGCCGAGTGCTCGGACGCCTACGGGTTCCTCGTCCGGTTCGCGAACCACCGCCCGGCGGCCAGCGGCGAGCCGCCGACGCTCTCAGAGGCGATCCGGTTCGTCCGGCTCGATCCGGGCAGGCTCGTTCGCTACTCGGGCCGGGTCCACGAGGGATTCGACGAGGCATTCCGGGCGATCGAAGCGAGCGGGGACCGCCCTCGGGTTCGGTACGCGCCGTTCACGGCGCACAACCCCGGCCTCGGCACGGACCCCGCCGAACTCGAACGGAAGGTGCGGTTCTACCAGCGGCTGCTCGTCGCCGAGTTGACCGACAACCCGCGGAACGCCTCGGCGTGGACGTCGCTCGGGATGCAGTTCACCAACGACGGCCACGAGGAGAAGGCGGCCGAGTGCTTCAAGCGCGCGATCGCCTCCGACCCGACCGGGTTCCTCGCCTACCGCGAACTCGGGCTCGCGAAGCTCCGTGAGGGGCGAACACTGTTCGAGATGGTCACCCGCTGCTTGCCGCAGGGGCACGACTACCACCGAGTAGCGACCGCCGGCGTCGACTGGTTGAGCCGGTTCGCCCCGGATCAACCGCTCGTCGGCCTCGCCGCCCGCGGCCCGGATCACGTCCCGGTGGAGGCCGACGTCGAGCTTCCGGCGTTCCCGCCGATCGACGATGAGAGCAATCCGTTCGCCGGCGTGTTCGACGACCTTGTGCCGGCGAAGCCGGCGGAGGTCGATCCGGGGTAGACTGCCGGCATGGTCGGCTTCTCGATGGACGTCGGGTCGTTTCAGGTCGTCGTCGGCAACCTGTCCGCCGTCGCGTCCGCCGACGTCGTCCTCGACTCCGTCGGCGACGCCATCTCGCGCGTCCTGTTCGACGCCGTCCGCGCGAACGTGTCGGCGACCGACCACACCCTCGCCGACCTGCGCCGGCTCGACCACCCGTATGCGAGGCGGCACGGTTCGATCCAAATCCACGGCGGCAGTCAAACGACCGTCCACAAGCACACCGTGCAACTTCTCTCGTCGCTCAGGGTCGAGAAGCTGCCGTCGGCGAACTCGCCGACCGGGGAAGCCTACGCGGTCTGGTTCGACGTCGCCGCCGCGCCGCACGCCGCGTTCGTCGTGCAGGGCACGCGATACATGCTCCCGCGCGATGTCCTGTGGGCAACGACACAAGACCCGGCCGTCCGCAAGAGCATGATGCGGGCGACGACGAAGGTGCTCGGCAAGGCGCTGCGGACGAAGGCGAACATCCGGTTCGGGAATTCCTGACACGGCGAGGTAGACTGCACGGATGGCAACCTCGCTTTCCTCCATCGCCGCGATCGAGATGATCCGCCGCGCCCTGATCGACGCCTCCGCCGTCTCCGCCCTCGTCGCCGACCGCGTCCTCGGCGCCTACCCGGAGCAGGTCGATCTCGGCGAGGCGGCGTTCCCGACTGTCGCCCTCGTCGGGAAGGGCGGCCGGCTCCTTCGGTTCGGCCGGATGGAGTCGGTGTCGTTCGACCTCGTCGCCTACTCGCGCGTGAGCGAGTCCGCGGCGGCCGAACTCTACGACGCCTGCTCGGCCGCGCTGCAGGCAGAGCGGATCACGTTCGCCGACACGAGCGCGAACGGCGGCGAGCGCGCCGCCGTCTGCGAGGAGGCCGCGCGCCCCGGTTCGGGCTGGGACGGAAGCCTTCGGGCGTGGTTTCAGGCCGGGCGGTGGTCGGGTCAGGTGATCGGGTAGACGACGGAAACCCGGTGGCCGTGCTACGCTACGGCGATGCACACGCCCGACTTCAACCCGTCGCCGTCCCTGCGCTCGAAGGACCAGACCGGCGTACTCTGCCGGTGCGGTCACCGGGTGACGGCACTCCCGTCCGGCTCGCGGGCAATCACGAGCGCGTCTCCGCTCCGCGCTGGTGAGAAGCCGCAGTTCTCGACCGTGACGTGCGGTGTCTGCTCGGCGCCGGTTCGGGTTGCGTGCGCGGTGCCGGCGTGAGCGGCCCCGACGTGATCCGCAGAGGGTCGGCGTCGGCGCCGCCGGCGGCTCGGGAGCGGATCGTGATCGGCGAGGGCTCGGCGAGCGAACGACTGACAGCGATCGAACGTGTGCTTGCCGGCATGATCCCCGTCCTCGACGCGGCCAGCAAGGCGGCGGCCGTCGGCGGGGACGAGCGGCCGACGCTTGGGCCGTCCGAGGCGTGGTGGTGTTGCTCGGGCTGCAAGAAGCGGCTCGGGATCGTCGACAACGCCGCCGGCGAGCTTCGCATCCGTCACGACGGCGGCCGGTTCCTGTATCGGATCGTCTCCGGCGCAGGCGGTCGAACCTCGACCGCTTGCAACTCGTGCGGGATCGAGAACGTGTTGAGAGACGCGGGGTAGACCTCGCGCGCCGAGCGTGCTACCGTGAACCGCACGACGCCCAACGAGGCGCGCTCTCGATCTCGAACCGCCCGAACGAGGATGCGCCATGCCCTACAACATCGACAGCAACGGCAACACCGACAACATCTCGTTCGGCCCCGCGGTCGTCTACCTCGGCCCGTCCGGCGCGACGCCGACCGCCTCGGTTGGCTACGTCGGCGAGGATGCGGTCACGCTCGAAGTCATGTCGACGAAGCGCGACATCGAGCAAGGCAACCCGAAGACCATCGAGTTCTCCTTCGCGACGCAGCAGAAGGTCAAGGTGTCGTGGCAGGGGATTGAGTGGGACCAAGACCTGATCCAGTACGCGGTCGGCGCTGGCAACACCTACGTCTCGCCATCCGTGCAGACGTGGTCGTTCGGCGGCGATCCGATCGTCGAGACGGTCGCGATCAAGGTGCAGCACTACATGGCGAAGGCCGGCGACACGCTGACCTGCAACGTGTGGAAGGCGCGCGCCGACGGCACCGTGTCGATCGGATTCTCCGCCGAGGAGCACAAGTTCGCCAACGCCTACGAGGCGATGCGCTCCCCGACGAACTGGGGCGGCGCGACCCTCGCCGTCGACGAGCAGTTGTTCCAGATGGTGCGTCAGGTGTCCTGATCGGGTAGACTGAACCGGGCCAACGAGCCCGGAGGTCTATCGCATGGGCAAGCTCGAACCGACCGAACCGACCGACGCGCTGCGGTCGCTGCTGCGGAAGCTCGTCCCGGACGACTCGTGGATCGAGGTCCGCAAGGTCGACGGCTCCGTCCTTCGGGTCAACACGGTCCTGCCTGCTCGCCGGCAGGTTCTCGTCGCCCGCGCGATGGAGAAGATTCTCCGACGCTCGGTCGTTGGGTCCGCCGTCGCTGCTGGCAAGCTGTCCGGCGACGTGGTCGGCCAGTTCGTCGCCCTACTCAACGACGACGAGGCGCTCGACCAACTCGGCGCCGCCTTCCTTGCCGCCTACCCGGACGCGCTTCCGCCGGGAGTTGACCCTCTCGACGTGATGGCGATCGAGGAGGTGGTTCTCGCCGTCCTCCCTTTGCTGGTGCGCCCCCTTCTCAGGGGGCTGGACGTGGTCGAACCGTTCGCGGCGGCCGAAGCGTAGGGTCGACCTCCGAGGCCGACACGATCGAGTGGCTCGTCGGGACGCTCGCTGCGGCCGGGCTCGACGTGTTCGACATGCTCGAAACGAGGACGTGGGAGCAGTTGTCGGTGCTCGCCGCCGCGATCGAGGACCGCCGCATCGACGACATCGACCTCGTGACCGTTCCGCTCGCCGCCGCCCAAGGGGCGAAGTTCAAGGGCTACGGGCCGGCCCGGCGGAAGGCGAAGGCCCGCCAACGCGAGAAGGAGCGGCTCGCGTCCTTGCCGCCGGACGTCGCCGCCGGCGCGAAGGAGAAGGCGTTGCTCGATTCCCTCGCCTCCGCCGGGATCAAGGTCCGCTCGGGCGGGTAGGTCGCCGCTCGGCGTGCTACCCTAACCGCGACGGGGGCGACGATGGCGGGCGACATTTCGATCGGCAAGCTGTTCGTCGAGCTACTCGTCAACGACGAGAAGTTCGGCCCGGCGTTGAAGGGCGCGACGGCGGAACTCAACAAGCTGGCCGCCGAGGCGAAGAAGAAGTCGGACGAGGCTGCGCGCGCCGTCCAGCCGCTCGCGACGGCGTTCAACGTCGTGACCGAGGCGGAAAAGAAGCACGTCGCCGCGATCGTGGCGTCGCAGGCGGCTGAGACGCATCGGGCCGCCGCCCTCGGCGTGACCGTCGGCCAGCTTCGGCAGATGGACGCCGCGTTGAAGGCGGAGACGGCGTCGACGACGGCCGCGACGGCGGCGGTCAAGAAGCACACGACGGCGGTCGCCGCGGTCAAGGACACGACCGCGGCGGCGGCCGGGGCGGCGAGCAACCTTCGGTTCCAAATCTTCGACGTCGTGCAGCAGTTGTCGGCCGGGCAGAACCCGTTGATGATCGCGAACCAGCAGGGGTTCCAGATCGCCCAAGCGTTCGGCCAGCCGGGCGCCGGCGGGGCAATGGGCCTGTTCACGGCGGCGCTCGGTCCGCTCGGCCCGCTGTTCACGGCAGCCGTCGGGGCGGCCGGCCCGTTGGTCGTAATCGTCGGCGCCCTCGCGACGGCGTACATCGTATATGCGAACG